GCCGTCGGACAGTGCGGCGTATTCCGGGCTGAACTCGCCGATCTGGACGGCCATGTCCGCGCTCTCGGTGATCCCGGAGAGAGCGTAGGTCCAGGTCAGCTGGAACGGCCCGATGACCTCGGTCTCCTCGGAAGTCAGCGTGATCTCGTAGGCACCGACGTCGGTCCGGGTGGCCGCCCGGTTGGTGAAGACCGGAGCGGAGGTGATCTCGTTGACCATGGTCACCTGGACCAGGTTCGAGTCAGGATCGCCGATCTGCCCGCGCACGTAGACGTGCATGCCCAGCACGGCGGGGTCGAACTGGTTGATCCACAGGCGATCGGACAGGGTCACGGCGTACCTCCCTCACAGCTCGAAGACGTCGATGGAGGTGCCGGTGATGAAGGAGCTGCCGCCGCCCTGCTGCGAGCCGACCACCGCCGGGTCCTGGCACCGCAGCTTCAGCTCGAAGTTGAAGTTGGTCTGCACGTCGATGCCGGTGTAGACGTAGCCGTACTGGTGCGACATCGGCGGGTAGGGGAAGCTGCTGCTGTAGGCGGATCCGAAGCCGTTGCCGTTGAAACGGGCCTCCTGGATGATCGCCGAGTTCGAGAGCAGGTCGATCGTGGCGAACTTCGCCGGGTCGTTGCCGATGAACATCCACTTGAACAGCAGCATCAACGCCCGGCCGCCGGGCGCGAGGATGTTGGCGTTGACGATGGTCGGCGCGGCGGCCACGGAGATCGCCGTGGTGTTCACCTGAGCACCGTTGTAGGCGCCGCCCAGCCAACCCTTCACACCCAGGCGCTGCCAGGCCCCGGCCACCAGCGCCGAGGGCTGCGTCCAGACCCACATGATGTTCTGGTCCGCCTGCCAGTACATCCGGCCGTGCTGCGCCGCGCTGAGGCCGGTCGGGCGCGCCGCCTGGTTCGCGATGACCGTGACGCCGGGTGCGGCGTCCAGCTTGCCGAAGGTGTCGGCGAAGTCGTCGGGCGTGAAGGGGTCCGACAGAACCGGCGACATCAGGGCCAGGTTCGGCGTCTTGCTGGCGGTCATGTCCACCTCATGAGGTCATCGGCATGGAGCAGGTCGAGAGGTGGCCGGGCGGGGAAGGGAGCCCGCCCGGCCGTCCTCGGGGCGAAGGCCTACTTGCTGGCCGTCTTGCTCGCGGTCGAGCGAGTCGTGCTGGTGGTCTTCGCCGGGGTCTTGGCCGTCGAGGAGCTGGACGTCTTCGCCGTGGCGTCCTTGTCCTTGTCCTCGTCCTCGCTCTTCGGGGCGTCCTCGCCGGAGAGCGGATTCGTACCGGTGGCCTCGGTCTCGGCACCCGCGCGGGCCGCCGCATCCTTCTCGACCATGTCGCGGTTGTACTCGCCACCCTGGCCGAAGCTGACCGGCCGCGTCAGGCCCTCTTCCTCCGGCAGTTCGGCCGCCGCCGCCTTGACGTGCCGCCGGGCCCGGTCGGCCTCGTCCTTGTCGTCCGGGAAGACGACGTTGTCCGGCGCGTACTCCTCGTCGGCCGCCAGGGCACCCTGGCGCACCGCGTGCTGGCGCGCCTCCTCGAAGACGGGCGAGACCCGGTGCAGGTCGGTGATGCCGCCATCGGTGGTGTCCAAGTGCTGGGTCTGCGACAGCGGAGCCGCGCGCAGGCCTTCCCGGCGCGCCACGTCCAGCGGGTGCTCCTCGTCGGTCTGCGGGTCCTCGGTGGTGTCCGGCTTGCTCTCGGCCTTGTCGGTGTCGGGCATTTCCGTGCTCCTTCTCGTTGATCTACCCGAGGTCCGGTGAGGCCCCGAGATCACGGGGGATTGCTCAGAGGTACGAGCCGCGCGGGCCCATGACCACGCGAGCCTTCTTGATCTTCGGGTTGGCCATGCCGTCCTCGAACTCGACGCCGACGACGTTGTCCATCACCTTCGGCAGCTCGCCCGGCCCGCTCTGGGGCTTGACGGTGGTGTCGGCCGTGAACTCGTGCGGGACGGTGCCGTCCTCGACGGGCATCTGGCCCAGCGACGCGGTGTTGAGCTGGGCCTTGCGCTTCATCTGGCGCTGCCAGGCCTCGCGGCTGCGATCCAGCTGCTGCTGGATGTCTTCCGGCGCCTCGATCACGTCGATGATCCCGAGCATGCGGGCGCGCTGGAAGTTGTAGCTCTCGGCCAGGTCCGAGGGGATCGGCAGAACGTCCCCGCCGTCAGGCGAGCCCAGTCCGGCCCACTGGAACATCTCGTGCCCCTCCTCGTCGAGCACGGCCGGGCCGGGGAGGTTGTTGCGCACGAACATCGTCTTGCCGGACATGGGAGTCTCCTTCGTCTGGTCCCTTCGGAAGTTGAGCAGCGGATTCGCCTACCCAGACAGGCCGCGACCCCGGTCTCCACGAAGGGAAGCCGGGGTCGCGGGTACAACGAGGCGGTGTCGATCAGACCGGCGCCGGAACGGTCAGCGGGGTGCTGCTCACCGTCTTGGTGATGGTGGCCAGGCCGCGCGGGTTCAGGATGGCCATCGAGACCATCTCGTCGAACACCCACCCTTTCCAGAAACTCTCGACGGTGTGGTTTTCCTCGACGTCCAGGCTGTACAGCACCGGGAAGACCCCGAGGAAGTTCGGCTCGGGCGACAAGAAGATCGTGCCCTGCGGGACGATGATCGACCGCTGGATCTGGAACTCGCCGAAGCTGGTGATCGACTCACCGGCGACGATCCTGTCCTTGAACGCCCAACCGGTGTCGTTGATCGTCCACTTGTACAGGTCACGGTAGTCCTGCGGGTTGACCAGCAGCCGCGCCGACTGCAACTCGTGCATGTCGGTCAGGGAGACCGCCGCGTAGAGCGCGGCCGGGGTGAACTGCGTGCCCAGCTGGGTTACCCGGTGGTCCGGGGTAACCAGGTGATCCGAGCGGTTGGCGTAGTCGTTGACCGCCGCCTGGAGGATGAGCATGAGCCGCGCATCCTCCTGCTTGAGGATGCTCTGCTTCGTCTCGTCCTGGGCCTGCTCGACGGCGTTGATCCGCAGGTAGACCAGGTCTTCCTTGCGGATCGCCGGGAACGAGGCGATGCGGTAGAACCGGATCGGGACGCGCTTGCCCTCGAAGGGGTTGATGCGCACTTCCCCTTCGTGGCCAGACATGATGTATGCCTGGCCAAGATCATCCCAGACGTCGTACTCGACGGGGGTACCCGGCGTGACCGGGTCCTCCATCAGCACGTTGCGGGTGATGCCCTGGTAGCGCAGCTTCAGCTGGATGGGCCCCACCATGCCGACGCCGAGGCGTCGGATGCCATTGCTGCCATCCTGGAGGATCAGCGACAGCTTGCGGGTCTTCGCCTCGGTGGTGAGGGCGCCCGACTCCTTGCGCCTGGCGTCCAACGCGGCCACGTAGTCGTCGGACTTGACCGGAGTGGCGCGCTTGCGCAGACCACCCGCCAGGCCCGACGTCGGGACGAGAGCGTTGCTCATGATGCTTTTTCCTTCCGTTGCTCTCGCGCCCGATCAGGCGAAGGCGGCCGAGTTGGGGTCGAGACCACCGATGGTGATCTTGCTGGCGGAGTCCACCTTCAGGAGACGCGCCACAGGCTTGTCGGTGATGGTGGTGCCCACGGTTCCAGCACCCACCGGGCAGAGCTGACCGCGCTTGGCGCCCGTCAGGTACGCGTACACCAGGGCCGGTGCGCCGGTACCCGGGTCCAGCCAGGTGGCCGTCGCGTCGAAGGCCGGGGCCAGGATCTGGAACTCGGCGTCGGGGGAAAGGACCCAGACGGCGCAGGCGTTCACCCCGCCCTGGTTCGAGACCTCCGACTCGATGTTCGGCACGCCCTCCATGAACGCGGCCAGACCGTACGGCGTCTTCGGACCGGTCGTGCCGTCGCCGACCAAGGTCACCGAGTCGCCGATCGTCTTAGCCATCGCCATGCCTGCGTAGATCGGCACCGCGCTGTTCCAGGCCGGGTCCAGGAACACGGCCTTGGGGGTGCTCTGGGAGAAAGCGTAGAGCGGCTTGATGGTGCGCTTCGCCTGCGCGTTGGTGAGCGTGACCCTCAGCATGTGACTTCCCTCCTCCAACGAAAGGTGTTGTGGCTGGAGGGGTCCCGCCTCGGGGCTTCATCCCTCTCTCAACGATTCCGAGAGCTTCAGGACGCTGATGGACAGGCCAGACATGCAGAAAGGCCCCGGAACCTGGGGGAGTCCGGGACCTTTCTCGGCGCGAGCCTAGCTCATGAAGAGCATCTCGTCCGGGATGTCCTGCGCCGCCGCACCGTCGCCGGTACCCGCGAGCGACGGGGTGGTGCGCCGGGCGGCCGACTTCGGCACCAGGCTGGGGTTGCGGTCCTCGGCGCTGACCGCGTGCCGCTTCGCCACGGCCTGCAACGTCGCGATCTCCCGCTCGATGTCGTTGATCGAGATCGAGGCGTCCTTCTCGATCCGCGCGGCCAGCTCGGTGTCCGAAGAGGCCTGGTCGACGCCGGTCCGCATCCGCAGCCGGGCCAGGTTGAGCGAGGCGAAGGTGCGCAGAGACGCATCCACCGCGATCTGCTCGGCGGTCTTGTGCACCGAGCTGGTGCGCTGCTGCTGCGCGAAGTCACCCCGCATCGGGAAGGCGGTCTGCGGGTTCATCGGATCGCCCACCCGCACGTCGGTCTCGGTCTTCGTCTCGTTCAGCGGGCGCTGGGTCTGCGTCCCGTCGACCGGTGCGGTGACGTCGACCAGGTTCTTCAGCGCCGGGCCGTCGATCTCCAGGCCAGGCACGTAGTTCGTGGTCGTCTTGTCCGCCGCCACGTCCTGCGTCGAGCCCGGGACCAGACCGGGCGCCTGCACGTCGGCGAAGGCCTCCGGGGTCTTCGCGTCCACCGTGGTCTGGGTGGGCGGTGCGGCCGGGGGCTCCGGAACCGGCTGGGCCGGGTTCAGCGCGTCGGCCTGCACGAGCTTGAGGCCCATCGAGCTGGCCACCTTCGCCTCGACCCCGGCCATCTGGGAGATGGTCTGGAGCCCGCGCGCGAGCCGGTTGATCTGCGCCTGCTGGTCGGCCGCGACCTTGAGCAGGTTCTCGATCGAACCGTCCTGCTTGCGGATCAGCTCCTGCTGCTCGGCCATGACCTGCATCGCCGTCCGTGGTGCCATGACTACTCAACCCCTTCATCATGGGTTCGGAGCCCGAATGGGCTTGTCTATCGGTTGGTCTTGAAGGGCTTCTTCTTGACAGGACCGGAGCCCTTGTCCTTGTCGTCGTCTTCGTCGTCCTGAGGGCCGTCGGAAGACTTCACCGCGACGCCGGGAAGCTCTTCCTCTTCCTCGTCGTCCTCGTCCGGCTCGTCGTCGGTGTCGAACGGCGCCTTGCTCTCGCCCTTGACGTCCGGGTCCTCGTCGCTGTCGGGCACGCCGTCGTCATCGGCGTCCAGCTCGCTCGGATCGACCTCGCCATCGGCGGCTTCCTCGGCGGAGACGTCGTCCTGGGCCTGGAGCACGCCCTTGCCGCATGCCGGGCAGACGTCGCCTTCGGTCATGCCCTCGCCCAGCTCGGTCTCCTCGGCGTCCACGTCCGGCGCAGGCTCGTCGGTGTCGACCGTCTCCGGCGGCTCCTGTGGGAACTCGGTGCCGCAGTTGTCACAGATCAGCGTGGCGCCCTGCTCGTCCTCGGCCATCCGGTCCGGGTCAGCCACCATCGACTGGTCGAAGTCGCCCTGCTGCTTGCGCAGGTCGATCCGGCTGGCCATGCCCAGGTCGGGGTCGTTGAACGGGGACGGCGGCGCGACGTAGCCGCAGATCGAGCACTGGTGGCCGTCGTAGGCATCGTCCTCGCCGCAGATCGGGCAGTTCTCATCTCGGAGGGTGTCCACCTTCGGCGGAGCGATCGTCTCGCCGTAGGCGAGGTGCTGGGCCCCGTTACGGGGCGATCCGAAAGCTGGCACCACCACGCTTCCGGCCGGACTCCTTCACGTAACCGGTGCCGGGGCCCGCGTGCCCGATGCCGTGCTCCTGGGCGAAGTCGTGCCAGCCCTGCTCAGCTTTCGTGCGAGAGATCTCGCGACCCTTGTTCAACCGGTCGACATTCGAGTCCGCCCCGGCGGCGGCCTTCTCGCCCTCCTGGTTCAGCCGCTGGCGGACCAGCCAGGTGGTGGCCTGCACGGCGTGGCCCGGGACGTGCTCGCCCTCCTGCTTGGAGATGTGCTTGCCCGCTTCGTGGTAGGCGTTCACCACGTGGTCATAGCCTGCCGAGCGCGGGATGGTGCCGTCCTTGCGCTTGGACGCGGCGGCCACCGGCGCCGAGCCGTAGTCGTCGTTCGAAAGCCGCTTGCCGGTGGCGACACCGAGCGCGTGCCGGTCGATGACCACGTGCGACTGATGCTCGGGGTGACCCTCGGGGTGCTCATCGCCGCCGTGCTCGATCAGGTGGCCGAAGTCGCGGATCTTCGGGCCGGACACAGCCTCGTGCATGTGGCCGCCCGACAGCACCTTGTCCGCCGAAGCGGCTTGGCTCGCCGAGGCGAACATGCCGGAGCCTTTGCCGCCGATGCCCTTGCCCTCGTGCAGCACACGTGCGGCGTTGTGCATGTTCCCGGCCCAGCCCTGTTGCGGGGAGTAGATCGCCAGCATCGAGGCGCCCAGGTGCGCATCACCCAGCGGGTGCCGGGCGTCGGTGAAGGGCTCCTTCTCAGTGAAGGGCTTGCCCGGGTTGACCCGCTGGTGCTCGGACTTCCGAATGTTGTAGTCGACCATCTTCTGGGCGTGGTCGTGTGCCTCCTGCTCCTTGCCCGGCCGGATCGGCGCGAGCTTGGCGATCGAGTTGGCGACCAGGTGGGCGTCGGGGTACCAACGCTTGCCCTGGGCCTTCTCATCGTCGGTGGCCTGGTTCCAGTGGTCGATGATGTGCTTCGGGTGCACCGGGTTGGCTTGGAACCACGGGTGCTCGGAGGGGTGGCTGTACCTCGCCGCCTGGTGCTGGGGCAGCTCGAAGGCGGCGAAGATCGGGCCGCGCCCGGCGACGACGGTCATGAAGGGCTCCTTCCGCACCACGGTGATGCGCTCGCGACGGGAGGCGGTCCGCTGAAGGCCCGCCGTGAGGTGGTCCAGCCCCGGGCCGACCACGGGCTGACTGGTGAAGCCCGCCGTGGGGTCGGCGGGGTCCTCGACCAGGACGGAGTTCTCGAAAAAGCGCAGGCCGTAGCAGCGCTCGAAGACGTAGCGCCCCTTCTGGCCGGAGGCGAAGTACTTCCGCCCCTTCTGGGCGGGGATGTGCTGGCAGTAGCTGAAGGTGTCGGTGGCCTTGTTCCCGCAGGCCGAGCACGTCGAGTAGTCGACGTCGACCCCCATCGAGGTCTTGTCGATGTGGTTGAGCAGGATCCGCTGCGCGAGCTTGGGGAAGGTCAGTGCGTCGATCTCCTGAAGGCCTTCGACCCAGACGTCCGGCGAGCCGTCGCGCAGGGCGTGCCGGTGCAGGACGGCGTCGGTGATCACGCCTCGGGCGCGCCGGTGGTCCTCGTTGTGGTGGTTCACGAAGACCGGCTTGCCGATGAAGGTCCGCCAGCCCTTGGCGATCTCCTCGGCCGGGAAGCCGTCCCAGTTGTCGTTGACCCGGCTCGAAATCATCCGCGAGCGAACGTAGATCATCCCGGGCTTGGGCTCGTACTCGAACTCGTGCCGGGCGGCGGTGCGGATCAAGCCACGGCGCGGATGCTCCATGGCCTCCAGCACCTGCGTGGCCGCACGCTTCCTCAGCACACCCGCTCACCTCACCCTTCGCTCGTCCATTGGGCGGCGGAAGGCGAGGGAGGGACAGTTCAGCGGCGGCCGAGCAATCCGGCCGTGGTGGTCTGGGTGACGGTGGTCGTCGGCGGCGGCGAGGACGGAGAGGTCTCGTCGCAGACGTACTTGGGAGTGTCAGGATCGAAGTTCGGGGCGCGTCCGCAGCTCATGGTGTGGCCGTCGGCGTAGTTCTCGACCCAGCTCACCGGGGGCTGGCCGTCACGTCCTTTTGGGAGTGGCCCCACATCCTGGGTGGTGCCATCTGTGTAGGAGACGATCAGGTTTCCGTCCTTCTGGGTGGTCCCGGCGATCCCCCGGCCAGGCCTGCCGTCGATCCCGTTGGCGCCGTCCTTGCCGACCACCTGGCCAATGTCCTCGGTGGTGCCGTCGGAGTAGACCAAGGTCAGGTGACCGTTGGCGATCGTCGAGCCGGTGATGCCGCGCCCGGCCGTCCCGGTCTCGCCCTTGATCACGCCCTTGTCCTCGGTGGTGCCATCGGAGTACGTAACCCGGAAGTGACCGTCCACGATCGCGGTGCTGGCGATCCCCCGGCCGTTCTGGCCCGGCACACCCTGGGCACCCTGCTTCGGGGTGGGGGCAGCAGCCACGGCGGCAGCTTTGAGCTGGCGGGCCAGCTCGCACAGTCCGCTCTCGGCGAGCTTCTTGGCTGCCTCGTCGCCGCGCAGGCACAACGTCAGCGTGCTGTCCGCCGAGTCGTTGGCCACCGGGCTGATGGCGCCCAGCTTGCTGACGGCGTTGTCCTTCTCCTGGGCCAGAGTGTCGACCTTGCCGGTCGGGATGGCGAGTAGAGCTGCGAGCGCGACCACGATGGCTCCGGCGATGCCCAGTAGGTTGTACCACCGATTCCGGCCCGCCTTGGCAAGCTGGCGTTTGTGCTCGTTGACGAGCAGATTCGCGTAGGGCGTCAGCGTCGGGTCAATGGACATGGCCAGCTCCCTCGTCGGGCACCGGGATCCCGTTTTGGATCAGTGCCCGCCGGTATCGAGCCGCCTCGTCTTCCACGTGGTGCATGCGCCTGCGATAGTCCTCGGTCTCCATCTCGGCCTCGTCGGCTCGCTCGCGGGCCTTGCGGTTCTCGGCCTCCAGGCGGGTGATGACAGAGTCTTCCGACTCTATTTTCCCCCGGCGACGACCGTCTATCACCCTAGCCACGGTGGCAAGCAGGGTGGCGAATCCGCCGCCGAAGACCGCGCCGAGGATCAGCTCCAGGTTCATGTCGTGCCGTCCACGCGAGGTGCGTGGTGGAACACCTTCCACAACTCGGTGTAGCGGCGGATCAGCAGCAGGCACAGGGCGAGCGTGCTGAACAAGACGTAGACCAGACCCGGCAACTCCGGGGTGTGATGGTTAGAGATCAGCTGGGCACCACGGACCAGCAGGATCACGGTGTATGCGGTGTAGCCGGTCAGCAGCAGCGTGATCGCCACCAGCTCGATTCCGACGCTTCGCAGGGATGCTCCCAGGACACCCACGAGGCCTCCAACGGTCAGCGACGCAGCCCAC